CACCAGACGATGAAGAAATGATGAATGCTAAAACTGGTAACTGGTTTATGGATAATCCGCAAAGAGGCAGGTCAAATAACTCTGCAGTTATTGTAAGAGATGAGACCACACCAGAAGAGTTTGGCAAGATTATGGAATCTGTCAAACAGTTTGGCGAACCAGGGTTCGTCTTCGTTGAATCAAAAGAACATACCACAAATCCATGTGTTGAGATTGGTATGTATCCTCAGATCAATAAAAAGTCAGGTTGGCAAGGTTGTAACCTAACTGAAATCAACGGAGGCAAATGCAATACCGAGGAAGACTTTTATAAGGCATGTCGAGCGGCGTCTATCCTCGGTACCCTACAAGCTGGGTACACTGACTTCAAGTTTTTAACTGATACTTCAAAATTAATTTTTGATAGAGAAGCATTGCTTGGAGTTTCAATTACAGGATGGATGAATAATCCAGACATACTTTTTGACGAGAAAATCTTGCAGAAAGGTGCAGAGATTGTCAAAGAAGTAAATAGAGAAGTTGCAAAGATTATTGGTATTAATGCTGCAGCAAGAACTACATGTGTAAAACCAAGTGGTAATGCTTCTGTATTATTACAAACTGCATCAGGTATTCATGCCGAACATTCAAATATGTATATACGTAATGTTCAAATGAATAAAGAATCAGAAATAACTCAAGCAATTATGAAAACAAATCCATATATGGTTGAAGAATCAGTATGGTCTGCAGGTGGAACAGATGTTGTCGTGTCGTTTCCAATACTACCTAAAAAAGGTTCAATGTATAAAGATGATCTATTAGGCGTTAAGCACCTTGAATTAGTAAAAACAGCACAGCAGTATTGGGTTGAAGCTGGTACTAATGAAGATTTATGTGCAGATAATGGTGTAAGACATAATGTATCAAACACTATTATTGTAGATGATTGGGATGAAGTTGAAAAGTATGTATTTGAAAATAGACATTCATTTGCTGGTATTTCGTTCTTACCTATGACTGGTGATAAAGACTACAATCAAGCACCAAACACTGCGGTGATTACTGCAAAAGATATGGTAAAGAAATATGGTAATGCTGCAATCTTTGCATCAGGCATGGTAGTAGATGCATTAAAAGTTTTTAATAATTTATGGGATGCCTGCTCAACTGCAAAAGGATTCGGTGAAGATATATCTTTAGAAACTTCTGAAAATGCTATGAAACGTGATTGGATAAGAAGATTTAAAAAGTTTGGAGATAACTATCTTAATTCAGATTCTAATGTTGCCGAGCACTGTTTAAAAGATGCGTATTTATTACATAAATGGAATAAGATACAATCAACACTTAAAACTGTTGATTGGAAAGAAGATATAAAAGAAAGAAAGTATACTGATGTTGATACACTCGCTGCAGCCGCCTGTGCAGGTGGCGCCTGTGAAATCGATTTCTAAAGTCGTTTCACCTTGTATAAAAATTTGTACTTTGCAAGATGATTTTTGCATAGGCTGTGGTAGATCAACACAAGAGATTGCAGAATGGGCAACTGCAACACAAAAAAGAAGAGAAGAAATAATTGAAAGATTACCAGATAGATTGCGAAGAATGCTATGAAACTTCATATGTGGCAGCGTATCAAAAACCTACTTACTGTCCGATCTGTGGAAGAAGAGCCGAAGCCGAAGAAGTTCAATCCGTGGAAAAGGATTAATAGTGAAAAGATGAGTGACATTGAAAAAATGGATAAAGGTTTTAATGGTAAGACTTATAGTATAAATGGAATAGACGTAGACTTTTAATGGCAAAGAAAAAATTTAAAAATCCTGTAGTCAATTGGATTGATCATAGACTCGGTATATTTTCGTTTATGAATCATGAATTGACTGAATATCCTACACCTAAAAATTTAAATTACTTTTGGAACTTTGGTTCTTTAGCAGGTATAACTCTTGTAATAATGATCATTACAGGTATTGTATTGAGTATGCATTATACTGCACATGTAGATTATGCATTTGATTCTGTTGAAAGAATTATGAGAGACGTCAATCACGGATGGTTGATTAGATATATTCACATGAATGGTGCAAGTTTCTTTTTTATAGTAACTTATATACACATATTCCGTGGGCTGTACTATGGGTCATATAAAGCGCCGCGTGAACTACTTTGGATTCTTGGTGTTTTTATATTATTACTAATGATGGCAACTGCATTTATGGGTTATGTGTTACCATGGGGTCAAATGAGTTTTTGGGGTGCCACGGTGATAACTAATCTGTTTAGCGCGATACCATTGATAGGCGAACAATTTGTTACATGGTTGTGGGGCGGATTTAGTGTAGATAATGCGTTGTTAAATAGATTCTTTAGTTTACACTTTGTATTACCTTTCGTAATAGTCGGTACTGTTATTTTACACTTAGTGGCGTTACATAGATTCGGTTCAAATAATCCAATAGGTATTGATGTGAAAGGTAAACAAGACACTATACCTTTTCATCCTTATTATACAATAAAAGATTTATTTGGATTAGGTATATTTTTGACATTCTTTGCTGCAGCAGTATTCTTCTTTCCAAATTTTATGGGACATCCAGATAATTACATTGAAGCTAATCCTATGGTAACACCTCCACATATTGTACCTGAATGGTATTTCTTACCATTTTACGCAATATTAAGAGCGATACCAGATAAACTTGGTGGAGTATTATTCATGTTTGGTGCCATTGCAGTTTTATTCATATTGCCTTGGCTTGATAAACAACCAATTAGAAGTTCAAACTTTAGACCATTATATAAAATATTTTTCTGGATTTTGTTTATTGATTGTATAGCATTAGGTTATCTTGGTGCTATGCCTGCTGAAGGTATATATGTTTGGTTGAGTAGAGTATGTACTGCATATTATTTCTTTCATTTTTTAATTTTATTACCTTTACTTCCAAGATTTGAACCAACTAAACCTTTGCCAATAGGTATAGATACACCAATACTTCAAGCAACAAGTCCACTCATTTTAAAAGGTGCAGTTAATAAAAAAGAATAAATAACTAAATGTGGTACTATAATAATGAACTATTTGAAATAACACCAGAGGAGTATCAAGGCTTTGTATATCAACTTACCGAAATTAATACCAACAAAAAGTATATTGGAAAGAAAAACTTCTGGAAACCTAAAGTCTTACCCATCAATAAAACACGTAAGAGACGTGTACGAACGCGTATTGAATCTAACTGGAAAGAGTATTACAGCTCATCAAATGAAGTATGCCAGCTTGTGGAACAATACGGAAAAGAAAGATTCAAACGTGAAATATTAAAACTCTGTAAAACAAAAGGCGAAATGTCTTACTATGAAGCCAAGCTTCAATTCGACCACAACGTATTGTTTAGAGATGATTACTACAACAACTTTATCGGTTGTAGAATTCATGCAAAACATTTAACAAGTTAATCACTTTTTCCTTTACATTTAGGTAAAAGTGTGGTAGAATTAATATAATAATAGAAAAGGAGTTTTAATATGCCAAAGAAAAAATCAAATATAATAGATTTCAAAAAAGCATCAGCAAAAAAATTTAATGACGAAAACGAAATAGTCTTTACCGTTGAAGATAAAGATTATCAGCTTGGTGAAATGGTTCATCAGGCTCATAACGATAACGGTATTGAGTTTATATTTAAGTTGGAGGAATTTGAAGATGACGAACCAACCGTTCACTGAAGTTGAGTTGCTTAAAAAGCAACTTGCCGAAGAAACTAAAGAAAAATATACTTTATATAAACGTGTTAAAGAATTAACCGAAGAACTTCAAGCATGTAAAAATAAAAATATTTTTAATTGGAATAAAAGCCCAGAAATGTCTACCAATTCTGGACCAGATGAAATACAAAGGAATAGGACTTAGTTAATATGTTAATCACTTTTTTTCAAATAAGTGCATTTTTTCCTTTACATTTGCTAAAAACTGTGGTAGAATATATCTATAATGGAAAAAGAATTGATTAAAATAGTGGAGAAATATAATGACATAGCGAAAGCAACCACCA